ATTTCATGCTTGAAGAGATTGCGATCGCGGAGGGCAGCTTGTCGAAAAAGGCCGAGTTCATGACGAAGTATTGCTGTGTGAAGCAATCCTCGTCACTGGCGTGGTTATCTGCTCAAACTGTCGAGGCAGCCTGCGGCGATGAGTTGAAGCTGGAAGACTTCCGGAATTCATATTGCGTCGCCGGCATCGACCTTTCACAGACCAGAGACCTTACGGCATGTACTGCGGTGATCGAAAAGAACGGTGAGCTGTATGTCTTCGCTAAATTCTTCCTGCCGTCTGAGCGCATAGATGAGGCCACGCAGCGCGATGGCGTGCCGTATAACATTTATATCCAGCGCGGGCTTTTGAAAGCATCTGGAGACAATTTTGTGGATTACAATGATTGTTTTGAATGGTTCAGGGCGCTGGTCGAGGAATACCAGATTTTTCCGCTCGTTACAGGATATGACCGTTATTCCGCTCAGTATCTGATTCAGGATATGCGCAGTTATGGTTTTGTGATGGACGATGTTTACCAGGGCGAGAACCTGTACCCAGTGATTCAGGAAGCGGAAGGCCTGCTTGAAGATCGAAAGATTCATATCGGGGACAATGACCTGATGAAAATACATCTGTTGAATTCCGCTGTGAAAATGAGCGTAGAACGTGGGCGCGGGCGGCTCGTAAAGATAAACCCGTCCTATCACATAGACGGCTGCGCCGCTCTTCTGGACGCGCTGACGGTGCGGCAGAAGTATTATGCGGAGTATGGTGAACAGTTAAAAAACTGAGGTGATGACAATGGGTTTATTTGATTGGCTTTTCGGTAACAGGCCAAAGGAAAAAGAAAAATATGCTGAAGCATTCAAAATGTTGGACGGGTATACACCGAGATTTACAAGTTTCGGCGGTTCAGTATATGAGCAAGAGCTGATTCGGTCTGCAATCAATGCAAGAGCCACGCATATGAGCAAACTGAAAGTCGAGACGTATGGAGCGGCAAGGCCTTCTCTGCAGAATAAATTAAAAAATAATCCGAATGAGTTCCAAACATGGTCGCAGTTTCAGTACCGCCTCTCTACTATCCTGGACGTTCATAATACTGCATTTATCACTCCGATTTGGGATCAGTTCGGGCAGCCAAGCGGGATTTATACTCCGCTTCCTCAGAAGTGTGAGATCGTTCAATATGCTGGCGTCCCATATTTGAGGTATGAATTTGCCTATGGTGTAAAAGCGTCTGTTGAGCTTGAATACTGTGGGATCATGACCAAGTATCAGTATAAATCAGATTTCTTTGGTGAGAGCAACGAAGCATTGCGGCAAACAATGGACCTGATACACATTCAGAATCAGGGCATTGAAGAGGGCGTGAAATCTGCCGCAACTTATCGTTTCATGGCGAAGCTGTCCAACTTCGCGAAGGCAGAGGATCTGGCGAAAGAACGGCAGCGGTTTACGGCTGAGAACTTCAGCAAGGATGCAAACGGCGGCGGCCTGCTTCTTTTCCCTAATACGTATCAGGATGTGAAACAGGTTGATGTCAAGCCGTGGGTGGTAGACGCCGATCAGATGAAGGCTATAGAGGGCAATGTCTATAAGTATTTCGGAGTCAATGAAGATATATTAACAAATCATTTTGATTCCGAAAACTGGTCTGCTTTCTATGAGGGCGCGATTGAACCGTTCGCCATTCAGGAATCTGAGGTTCTCAAAAAGATGTTCTTCACGCTGCGGGAGCAGAGCCAAGGCAACGGTGTTACCGTCACGGCGAACCGACTGCAGTATCTGAGTAACAAGGACAAGCTGAGTGTATCGGCCCAGATGGCTGATCGCGGGCTTATGACAAGAAACGAGATCAGAGAGATCTGGAACATGCCGCCGCTTCCGGAGCCGTTCGGGTCACAGCTTCCGATACGCGGCGAATACTACAACGTAGGGGAGAATGATACAAATGGAACAGTTGAAGAAGGAAATCAGAGCGTTTAACTTTGAGGTCAGAGCGGAGGAAAATGAAGAACATGGTCATTTCCTTTCCGGCCGGCCTATTGTTTTCGGCCAGCGTACTGACATTGGTTGGTATGATGAAGTTATTGAACATGGTGCGCTTGATGCAACGGATCTGAAGGATGTCCGGTTCCTGGTGAATCACAACACCGATATGATCCCATTGGCGAGAAGCCGCAATAACAATGAAAACAGTACCATGCAGTTGTCTGTTGATGATGACGGCATGGGAATCCGTGTTGATCTTGATACAGAGAACAATGCGGACGCGAGAAGCCTTTACTCTGCGGTCAGCAGGGGCGATATTTCCGGAATGTCGTTCATGTTCACCGTGGATAGGGATAGCTGGGATGATGCTGATACAGAACATCCAACACGCCATATACGGTCAATCCGTCAGGTTATGGAAGTTTCAGCAGTTACATTCCCAGCATATAGCCAGACTTCAATCCAAGCGAGAGGACTTTCCGATGCACTGGATAGCGCAAAGGATTCACTGGACAGTGAACGAGCAAGGCTTGCGTGGATTGAGAAGAGGAAACAAAAAATCAGAATTATGATGGAGATGTGATATGGAAATCAAAGAAATGTCCATTGAACAGCTTGAAGAGCGGAAGGCTGCTATTGTTGCGGAACTGGATGCTCCCGAAGCTGATCTTGACGCACTGGAAGAAGAAGCCAGAGCGATCAAGGAAGAGCTTGAGACTCGCAAGGCTGAGAAAGCCAAAAAAGCAGAAATCCGCTCTGCTGTTGCAAGCGGGGGGGGAACTGTAATCAAAACTTTTGACAAAGAGGAGAGAAAAACAATGACGATTGAAGAGATTCGCTCCATGCCGTCTTACATGGATGCCTATGCTAATTACATCAAAACTGGTCGTGACACCGAGTGCCGTGCGATCCTGACCGACAATGCCGGCTCAATCACTGGCAAAGATGGCCCTGTGCCTGTGCCTGTCATCGTTGATGAAATTGTCCGCACTGCTTGGGATCGTGATGAGATCGCACGCAGACTGCGCCGCACCTTCTTCCGTGGGAATCTGAAGGTTGCCTTTGAACTGTCTGCTGATCCTGCCGTTATTCATGCCGAGGGTTCTGGTGCTATCAATGAGGAGAACCTTCAGATCGGCATCATCAACATGGTCCCTCAGACCATTAAGAAGTTCGTCCGCATCAGTGACGAAGCTGTCACGATGGGCGGCGAAGCGTTCCTTCGCTACATCTATGACGAACTGACCTATCAGATCATCCGCAAGGTCGTTGCGATTGCTGTCAGTGCCGTTGCTGGAGCTGGAACTACCAGTTCCGCAAATGCCATTGGAGTTCCGAAGGTTGCCGTTGCTCCTTCTCTGACTGCTGTTGGCACTGCATTTGCGAACCTGTCTGATGAGGCCGCGAACAATGTGGTTATCATGAACAAGCTCACCTATGCCAATTTCCTTGCGGCACAGGCTGGTGGTAACTTCGCCATTGATCCGTTCATGGGTATGACTGTACTGTTCAACAACACGCTTCCCTCCTACGACAGTGCGACTGCTGATGATGTGTATGCCATCGTTGGTGACCTGACTGGTGTTCAGGCGAACTATCCTGAAGGTGACGGAGTCGCGATCAAGTATGACGATCTTTCCGAGGCCGAGGCCGACATGGTCAAGATCGTTGGTCGGCAGTATGTTGCCATTGCTCTGACCGCTCCTGGCCGCTTTGTCAACCTGACCAAGCCCAACGCATGATGAAAGTGCGTCTGCTGAGAGACAGCAGAATAAAACATTACAGTGGGGAGATCGTAGAGGTCTCCCCGTCTGAATATAATTTTCTGCTGTCGGTAGGTTCTGCGGAGCCTGTCGTTGAAAAGGCTGTGGAGGTCGAAACGGCTGACATTAAGCCTGTTGCAAAGAAAGTCAGAAAGAAGGTCTGAAAGAATGGCGGCAGTAGTTGACAACGCCTTAATTCAAGAAGCAAAGCTTGCCAGAAGATTAAAGACGGATGCTTTTGACAGTCAGGTGGAGTCACTTCTGCAAGCTGCTTTCCTTGACCTTGGCGTTGCAGGCGTACAGATTCCTGATGAGTATGATGCCCTTGTAAGGCAAGCTGCTATTACTTATTTCCTGCTTCACTTCGGAGAGCCTGACAACTATGACAGGCTGAAAGCATCGTATGACGAGCAGAAAGCACAGCTTGCCACATGTACCGGGTACACTGATTGGTTGGTGGTTTGATGGATAGATCGGACATCGTTAAGCTGATCAGCACAACGAAGCAGCAGGATGATTACGGAGTTTGGAGGACAACGGAAACAGAACGTGAAGTGTTCTGCCAAGTTGATTCTGTAACAAGGGCAGAGTTCTTTGATGGCGGCAGGAACGGACTGAATCCGCAGTTCCGTGTCACAATGTTTGCGGAAGACTATGAAGATGAAGCGATCCTTGAATACAGAGGAAAGCGTTATTCAATTTATAGGACTTACCAGAACAGGAATGATGACATAGAGCTTTACGTTGAGCGTAAAGGTGGAACAAATGGCAAGAAGGAAGAAAATCAAGCCAATAGACCTGACGGCAGCGATTGACGAAATCCTGAAAGAGTATGGTGATGACGTTTATGAGGCTGTCGGTGAATCCGTAAAAGAGGTTACGGATGAAGCAACCGATAAGCTCAAAGCGGTCAATCACTTTGCTCCTGGTGGTCATCCTTCTGGAGCGTATGCTGGAAGTTGGGTCAATGATGAGGTTAAGAAGAAACGTCTTCAGACTGCAAGAGTAGTCCACAATGAAGACCATTACCGATTGACTCATCTGCTTGAAAACGGGCATGTCATCAGGAACGGAACAGGAAGAACATTCGGTAAGACTGGGAAATATCCGCATATTGCTCCTGTCAATGACTGGGCAACTGAGGAGCTTCCCCGGAGATTCAGACGGAAGTTGGAGGGTATGAGATGACCTACAAAGAAGTTAATACAATGCTGTCTGAAGTAGGCATCCCGTATGCTTACAGACAGTTTGATAATGACACTCCACAGGAGCCGCCTTTCATCTGTTTTTTGTACACAGATACAAGCAATGATCTCTTTGCAGATAACACCAATTATCAGGCAATCAGACCGCTTTCAATCGAACTGTACACTGACAACAAAGACTTTACACTTGAGGCGGCAGTTGAGCAGATGCTTACATCTCATGAACTGCCGTTTATCCGCTCTGAGACCTATCTGGATTCAGAAAGAATGTATATGATAGTTTACGACACCGAAATTGTCGTAACGGAAGGAGAAAACGAGAATGGCTGATACAAACAAAATCAAATACGGCATTAAGAATGTGTATTATGCCGTTGCAACGATTGCGGCTGACGGTTCGGCTTCCTACGGCACTCCGGTAGCAATGCCGGGTGCTGTCAATCTCAGCCTTGATGCACAGGGAGACACCACGCCTTTCTATGCTGATAACATCGTGTATTACACGAGCGTTGCCAACAACGGCTATGAAGGTGACCTTGAGCTTGCCAAAGTGCCTGAGAGCTTCTACACGGATGTTTTGGGCTATGTTGCTGATAAGAATGACATCCTGTATGAAGATGCGAACGCAAGCCCTGTTCACTTTGCTCTGACGTTCCAGTTTGAAGGTGACGTACATGCCAAACGGCATGTGCTGTACAACTGCGTTGCAACGCGGCCGACCATTGAAGGCGCAACGAAAGAGGATAGCATCGAGCCTCAGACCGAAACGATTTCTATTACAGCGACAACCGTTTACAATGAGTCGGTTGATAAGGATATTGTCAAAGCGAGTGCTACGCCGACAGAGGCAACGGCGTACAGCGCGTGGAATACCACCATTTATCAGCCGACAGCAACCTGAAGGGAGAAACAACCATGTTCAATCGCGTAAAGATCGGAGATAAGGAAGTTCCGATGCTTTCGATGGCGAGCACGGACATTTATTACCGCATGATTTTCCATGAGGACGGAATCAAGCTTCAGGCGAGCAAGGACTTTGATGAAGGTGACATGTTTAACTTTATCTTCCGCATTGGATATGTCATGGCTATGCAGGCTCAGCTGCACGACAGAAAAGAACTTGCGAAACTGAATGAAGACACGTTCATGGACTGGCTGGATCAGTTCAGCCGGGAAGATTTTGCGGACGCAATGGTAGACATCAAAAAGACATATGAAGGTCAGATGGTTACCGGAAGCGAAGCAAAAAAAAACAAAGACGAACCGACAGACAACTGACGGTCGGAACATTCATACTCCGGGCATTTCAGATGGGTCTTGATTTAGACGATCTGGATTGTCTGGAGTATGGTGTCGTTTTAGACATGTTGACGGAATCCGGGAATGATGACTGCAATTATACGCAGTTAGCATCACAAGAGGATTTTGACAGATTCTGAGGGTGATTATATGGCAAGCAGAATTGCTGGTATCACAATTGAAATAGGCGGGGATACAACACAATTAAGCAAGTCTCTCAAAGGTATCGACAGCGAACTAAACAAGACTCAGAAGAATCTCCGGGATATTGATAAACTTCTGAAGCTCGACCCGGGGAACACCGAGTTGCTCACGCAGAAGCAGAAGAATCTCGAAAGTGCAATATCAAACACGAAAAAGCGGCTTGACGAGCTTAAAAGCGCACAAAGCAATGTAGCAAAAGGCTCGGAAGAGTGGGACGCACTTCAGCGCGAAATCATTGACAGCGAGCAAAAGCTTAAGTCCCTGAAAGATCAATATAAAGATTTCGGGAATGTTGCAAAACAGCAATTGCAGAACGTTGGATCAAAAATGCAGGAGCTTGGCGGCAAGATTTCCGATGTTGGGAACAAGCTTATGCCTGTATCAACGGCGGCGGCAGGTGTAGTGACTGCAATTGGCGGTCTTGCGTATAAAGCTGTTACGGCTTCGGATGATCTGAATACACTTGCAAAGCAGACGGGGCTAACAACAGAAGAGATACAGAAGATGCAGTATGCGTCCGACCTAATAGACGTATCGTTTGATGACATTACAGGCGCATTGCGGAAAATGAAGCCGAAAATGGATGAAGAAAACGAAACGTTCAAACGGCTGGGAGTATCCGTAAAGGATGCTGATGGCAACGTCCGAAGCGCAACCGATGTGTTTTACGACACGATCAAAGCCTTGAGTGGTATTCAGAACGAAACGGAACGTGACCAGCTCGCAATGGAGCTATTCGGACGAAGCGCTGACAGTCTCGCCGGGATTATAGATGATGGCGGCGAAGCACTTAGGGCATACGGGGAAGATGCCGAAGATTTAGGGTTGATTCTCAGCCAGGACACGCTTGATGACTTGAATGAGATGAATGACACAATCGACAAAGTGAAGGCTAATGTTATCGGCAGTATGGCGAGATTCGGTGCAACGGCAGCCAAAGTCCTTGCACCAGCCCTTGAGAAAGTGTCCGGCTTGATTGGAATATGGACGGAAAAGCTACGCAATCTCACACCGGAGCAGACGGAAACGATTCTGAAAGTGGCGGGGATTGTAGCTGTCGTAGCTCCCGCTTTGATAATAATCGG